AAGACCTCGGCCCCGCCTTCCCTTCCGAAGCCTCCGGCCTCGATGACGTGCCTTTTTAGGCAAAACCAATAGGATAGAATATGGCACAGACCGCAGAAATTCTGGAAGCCCTCCCGCCCGCGCAGGAGCAACCCGCCGGGCTCGCCCTGCTGGACCTGAACGTCACCGCGACGCCGTTGGTCATCACATGGGACAAGGACGCCGTGTCCACGCTGTTGGATACCGTCCTAGCCCAGTATGCGGGGCTGGAGGTACAGGAAGCCGACGTGCCCGCCATCAAAAACGAAATGGCGGGGCTGAACAGGCTCAAGGAACGGATGGACAACGCCCGGAAGGACATTAAGCGGCGGATTGCCGGGCCGCTGGACGGGTTCGACGCCGAGGTCAAGGCGCTGATCGCCCGCATCGTGGATGCCCGCGCTGCGCTGGACACGCAGGTCAAGGACTTCGAGCGGCGCGACCGTGAAGGCCGACGCGCAGCCGTCCAGTGTGTCGTCGACAACATCAAGAGCTGTGAAGGCGTGCCGGAACTGGACATCCCCATCAACCCCTCATGGCTGAACAAATCCACGAGGCAAGCCGAGATCCACGAGGATATCAAACGGATCATCGCCGCATACAGGCGGGAGTGCGAAGAAACCCGCCGGATGGAACAGGCCAAAGCCGACCGCATCGCGCTGGTGGAGGCCACGGCAAAGGCTCAGGCGGAACAACACGGTTTCGCGCTTCCCCTGTCGAAGTTTGCGGCCTGCCTGACGCCGGACATTTCCGGGGAGGACGCCGCGGGCATCATCAGGCAGGTATATGCGGCGGAAGCCAAGGCCCGCGAAGAGAGCAGGCCCACCCCCGTCGTCAAACCTGCGGAGCCGCGCCCCGATTCGTTCATTGAGCAGGAGGAGGGCTTTCCCTTCGCCCCGCCCGTGAACGTGGCTTGTACCCTGACCCTCAGCGTCAAATACGCGCCGAAGTACGAGGATACCGTGCAGGAGGCTCTTGCCATGCTCCGCACGGTCGGCATGGTCACAGTTTTCTAACCTTCCGGCGCCCACCTCCCGCGCCGTCCCCATAGAGCCAGCCGGGGGGCATGTACCCCGGCACAATGCCAATCCGCCCGCGTAACAACGGGCTTTCTTTTTATCCAACCCAAAGGAGAAAGAGCCATGAGCAGCCCTCTCGACATGCGAACCATGAACAACGGCGGCGTGGTCGAAGCCGTCAACATCGCGCTTGCCAAGGTCGCGGACAACATCGCGGACGTGAACACGCCGCCGGACAAGCCCCGCACCGTCACCCTCAAGATCACCTTCAAGCCCGACGAGAGCCGGACACTGATCGCATCCAAGGCGGTCGTGACGACCAACCTCCAGCCGCAGGAGCCGCAGACCATCCCGGTCGTGCTCGACAAGCTGGACGGCGCGCCCATGCTGTTCGAGTCCTTCACCGACAACCGCCCCGACCAGTACCGTTTTGACGGCACGTCCCCTACGGAACTCAGGGGCAATGGCAACGTGACCGTGAACGTCACCCCGTTCAAGAAGGCTGAGGAACATCCCATCAACCAGTAACCGAAGGAAGAAAAACACATGGAAATCAACCGAATCGAAGCTGACAGGCACCTCATCGGCGTAGGCCGGGAACTCGAATCACTTGACGGCAAGGCCAAGGCCGCTCTCCCCATTCATGTCACGGAAGACGACCTGCGCTTTTACAAGCCTGACCCGGAAGGGGAATGGCAACGCCTCCATGACGCGGAACAGGACTCGCTCACCGTGGGCACCTTGCAGGCCGTGGTGGATTACCTCAACCAGAACCCCGACGGGCTGGAACTCGAAAAACTCCTTGTCCACGTCTGCGATGTGACGACCGTGAGGGTCATGTCCATTCCTTTCGGGGGCTGGAAACAGCGCACCACCTACATGCGGGCCGACGCCGTCATCCCTGTCCACCGTTTTGGAAGCTGGACCTCACCCGACGAGTTCGTCCCCTATCTCCAGTCCTGCTTTGTCCCCTCGGACGATCTCGATGCGCTCATCAAGATCAGCGGCAATCTCGTGGACACCTCGGAAGTCCGCGTACAGGACGACGGCGTGTCGCAGGAGGTTTCCATCCGGCAGGGCGCGGCACGCAAGGCAGAAGTTCCCGTACCGTCCCCGGCGGTCGTCTTCCCGTTCAGCACCTTCGCGGAAGTCGCGCAGCCCGCGCACAAGGTCGTGTTCAGGCTCCAGTCTTGCCCGCTGGCCTGCAAGCTCATCGAGTGCGACGGCGGCGCGTGGAAGCTGGAAGCCATCGCCAACATCCGCACATGGCTGCTTGAAAACCTGCCTGAAGGCGTGAAGGTCATCGCGTAGCATCCACCCCCCGGTTTGGCCTTTATCAGACCGGGGGCTTCACAGGAGAACTTGCCATGTCTTTCCAAGACGCCTATGAGCGGATACTTCAGTCCACGGGCCTGCGCACGCAAACGGATGTCGCCGCTATGCTCGGTGTGAAGCAGAGTAGTATTTCGGATGCGAAACGGCGCAACCACATCCCCGATTCTTGGATCTTGACGCTTTTCAATAAGAAAAGCCTCAATCCCTCGTGGATCCGCACCGGCGAAGGCCCGCAGTATGTGGCGGGAACGGATACACCCCCGACGCCTGTTTTGTCGGAACAGCAGGCGGCAGAGAGCCTTGAGCCGATACTCCGGGCGGCCCTGCTCGGCGTGGTTCCCGAGCTTGCCGACCAACTCAGGCAAAAGATGAACCCATAACCTCAACACGCATCACACGGAACGGTAATGAACGACGCTGAAATCATGGAACTCGTTGATGAGGTCAGAAGGTGCGAACGCGCCGTGCAACAGGCGAAGAACGCTCTTGAAATCGCCAAACGTGACGCCGCCGTCGCCGTCTGCCCATATAAGGAAGGCGACATCGTATCCGGATGGGATCGCGACGGCACCAGTCCGGCAAAGGTCGATAAAATCCTCTTTACCCCCTCCTACCCCTACTACGACCTGCGCGTGCTCCCCATCACGGAAGGGGGCAAACCATCCCGACGGCACAGGTACGCCTACAACGTGCTGGATGTAACACCATACGAAGGCGACGAATGACCCCAAACGAAAGGCGGCTCACTTTGATGTGGGTCGCCTTTTTTCTTTGGGTGTTGTGGGCAATTGGTCCTGGAAGGGGGTGATGCCGATGAAGTGGCTAGGCGTCCGACCAGATACTTCTAAGCCGCCTACACGGCGGATAACCCGGTGACGGGAACGCGCTGTCGCTCCGGTTCCTTCTAAGCCGCCTACACGGCGGATAACACCTCCTCCACCGATTTGCGCCCTTGACAAACCTTCTAAGCCGCCTACACGGCGGATAACAGACTGGTGTTCGCATCGAATCCCGGCGTGTACTTCTAAGCCGCCTACACGGCGGATAACTAGAGGCTTTTACAAAAGTATCTCTGCTTTTCAGTAGGTTACACCTGAAAAGACTTCAGAAACTTCGCTTTTCCTCTCTATTTGTAACTACCTTATTCTCAATCTCTTTTTTAGACAACTTTTTTATGAAGCCAAAGGAAAGATATGATCACCCCCGAAGAACTCGACTACATCCGAACCGCCGCCATTGGCGACATGCTCGGAGACTCCAAGGCGCTCGACGAGATGGGGTCAGCGGCTACCATTTTCAGGCTGTGCCGGGAACTGGAACATGCCCAGAATGAAAAAACAGAACTGCAAGAAGTTGTCGTCCGTATTTACAAGGCACTAAAGGGATAAAAATGATATGAACCCAACAAAAGAAGAGCGCGACCAGTGGCGCGAAAGACTGTCATCACCATACACATGCTTTGATGCGGCCCATGCGGACTTCACCATCCGGCTACTTCGTGGAGAAAATATGACCCCAACCAAAAGAGCTAGGAGAAGTGAATGAGTACGTTGACGTTGAATCTGAGTGAGAAGCTGGTGAAGGACATCATCGAGAGTGATGCCAGTTTGAAGGCCGAGATCGACGCCTTGGTCATCGACAAGGCCGCGAAGAGTTTCCTCACCAAGGGTATCGAAAAGCGCGTTGAACGGATGATAAAGAACGATCTGTCCGACTCCGTAAATAAAGCTATTGAAAAGTACATTCAAAGTGGCGCATTCGGGCTGAACCACTATAGCACCATCAAAGAGGTCCTGTACGACAGGATTGCTTCTTTGGTAGATGCCGAGGTTGAAAAGAGAATTAGAAAGAGCATCGAGGAATATGCTGAGGTCAAGATCAAAGAACTTGTCGATACCAGATTGGGTAAAGAGAGTGATACGATTCTTTTATACATTGATCGTGTCATAGAATTTAAGATCAACAGCATCATCGCCGGATTGATGGATATGAGAAAGAAGGAAGGTGGGGCATGTGTGAGGAACTGACGTTGCTACCGTGCCCGGCGTGCAAAAATACCAATGTGGTCCTGAGAGCATATACGAGAGCCTACGGGTTCTGTACTGCGTGCGGGATGTGTGGCCCTTGCGCTCCAAAGGTTAACGCGGAATATGCGATCAGGCAATGGAACGCCTTCCCCCGCGCGCTGGAGTGGACGGACAGCCGTCC